ACACATGGGATAGTTCGGCTGCTATTTGGGCTGGATTAAATAGTATCAAGTTTGACAACTCACCTACTGGTTTGGTGGATGGTAAATTTGAATTAGAAGTAGATTTTGATTATAAGTTGATTGGTTGCGATTCATCTAGGGCATTAGATCTAGTGTCTCATTGTGCAACTAACATCTATGTGATTGACAAAATGATGGAGAGTTTGAGTGGCGGATATTAATTACAAATATGACGAGGGTGATATCCTCAAAGAGATTACAGACTATGTAAACTCAACATACAACCAGCACTATGTGCAAGGGGATGATCTTCAAATCATCGATGTATGGAAGTCATTAGGGTCATTGGATACAACAGCACGTGATACTGCTATTAAGTATCTAGGACGCTTTGGGAAGAAGGATGGGTATAACCGTAAGGATTTGTTAAAAGCAATCCATTACATTATTTTAATGATGCATGACACAAAGGATGAAGTTTAATGAGTATGAAGAATATTGGGGGCGGTAGTTCTACTTCAGAGCTGTCTGCCATTCAGGAAGGTGACGTTCAACCGAACGCAGTTGATCTTCGAATTGGTAAGGTGTTTCGTATTTCAAAGAACACATTTGAAATCGATGAAGAGAATAAGGTCCATCGGGGATCTGATCCATGCGAGCTTAATCGTCATGGTATCTTCAATCTACCAGAAGGTCATTATGAAGTTATCATGGAGAATAAGATTAAAGTAGGAAAGGATGAAGCAGGATTTGTTATCACTCGTTCTACTCTGAACCGTAATGGTGTATTCTTAACTTCAGGACTATATGACACAGGATATGATGGAGTGATGGCAGCAGTAATGCATATCACTTGTGGACCAATGAAGATTGCTCCTGGTACTCGTATCGGTCAATATCTTAGCTTCGATGCTGAATCACTACACGACTATGATGGTTCGTATGGTGATGGTAAAGCACACGACGTTAAATACACATAACCAAATGGAGCTCTACAGGGCTCCTTAAACGTGTTAAGGGGCCTTCTAGGGCCCTTTTTTTATGCAATTTTAATTTATATAAATATACAAAACGATATCATTACGGAATATACATGCAGACATTTATAGGGTACATCTCGGAGGCAACGTTAGTAGGTAAGTCTACCAATGGCACACCGAACATCAAGAAATATGTTATCGATAATCCTAAGGCATTAACCATAGATTATTCTATAGAGAACAAAAAGAAAGACGTTCCTGTATATGATCAGAATGGTATCCAAACTTCTGTTACACAAGCTGGTACTACATTCAGACTACTTTCTAAGAAAGTGTATGACATCGATGGTAATCCAGCATTACATACATCTATCGGTTACATCCACATTAAGCATGTAAGAAAGCCTTCTGGATTCAAAGCAATGGATGCAGAGATACTTGCTACAAGCGACCTTGATGGTTATATCAGAAAAGCAGTAATGGCTAATGGCAACAAAGGCATCTCAGTTAAGATTGGAAAGTTTACTGTTGCAGATGTCGTAACTGCTTCATCAGATCACATCAAAGGCGATCCTAAAGCAGATATTGCATTGATCAATAGTAGTGGTAAAGAAGTAGGTTTTATCTCTCATAAGAAAGAAGGTGGCGCTAAAGGCTTCAGTCAATATGGTGGTATCTCCATCAAATCAGGTCTAAAGCACAAAGAGATTGAAGCATTCGTTAATGATCTAGCTGCTGTATATAAGACTGATAAGCCAAAGTCTGGTGATGCATACTACAGAGTTATCAAAGATCCAAGGCTAATTAACGCATCTGTGTACGGACCAGGATATGGTGGTGCATTTGCAAGAGATAATTGTCATTGTATTGGACAAGGAAATCCGTTGCTAATTGGCAAGAAAGGGAAGTATACTTTAGACTTCTCAGAGAGCATTCACATTAATGGTGATGTTAAGTGGGCCAAGATAGGTAAGTTTACTGCAGTGTTCGGAGCTACATTTAGATCTGGACGTAAAGTAATGTCGCCTAAGGGTGTTGAAGTAAAGAACATCAGAGCAGGAATCTATCCTGTTGCGTACATGAATACAAGACGTAAGTTAAAGGAAATATAATGATATCGATGAGCGAACACTTAATACAAGAAGCAAAGAATACTCATATGACTCATATTGAGGATCTTGTGCTTGATGGTGGTGTGAAAGGAGCTCGTGAAGCAATCCTTGCATTGCGTTCATTACGAGATATGTTAGCTGGTCATACTAAAGCCAAGACTGATGTTACTGTTAAATGGGATGGTGCTCCTGCAGTATTTGCTGGCATCAATCCAGAGAATGGAAAGTTCTTTGTAGGATCTAAATCCATATTCAATAAGAATCCAAAGCTAAATTATACCGATGCTGACGTAGACGAGAACCATGGTCCTGGTCTAGGCGAGAAGCTGAAGATGGCATTAAAAGAATTCCCTAAGTTAGGAATTAAAGGTGTCATTCAAGGTGATATCATGTATACTAAGGGCGACCTAAAGAAGTCTGTTATTGACGGTAAGAAATACATTACAATGCATCCTAACACTATCGCCTATGCTGTTCCAGCTGAATCGAAGCTAGCAGCCACATTAAAGAAAGCTAATATTGGTGTGGTTTGGCATACAACTTATACGGGTAGTTCATTAGAAGCTATGTCAGCATCATTTGGTGTGGACGTATCAAAGCTAAAGACAGTACCTTCTGTATGGAGCATCTCTGCTGATCTGCCTGATATGTCAGGACTTGCTACATTCACTAATAAAGAAACAAAGCTATTAACCTCGCATTTATCTAATGCTGGTAAAGTATTCCAAAAGATTGCCGCTGGAACTCTTAAAGAGATTGAGAGCAACAACGAATTAAACCTCCTACTCAACACATTCAACAACACTAAAGTTCGTAACGGCAAACGTATTACTAATACAACAAAGCACGTAGCAGAACTAATTGTATGGGTTAACGCTCGTTTCCAGAAAGAGATTGATAAGCGTAAATCAGAGAAAGGCAAGACATCACAGACAGTAAAACGTGATGCTATACTTGCATTCTTCTCGACATCCAATAAAGCTAATCTTAAACTAATATTCGATCTACAGAACTACATTGTAGAAGCAAAGTTAATGTTAATCAAAAAGCTAGCAGAGGTTGGTGGTATATCAACATTTGTTAAGACTGCAGATGGATTTAAAGTAACATCCCCAGAAGGATTTGTTGCTATTGATCATCTATCAGGTTCTGCCGTTAAATTGGTAGATAGAATGGAGTTCTCAAAGAATAATTTTGATCCTTCAATCATAAAGGGTTGGGAAAGTTCAACATAATAGTACGTATAAATACTACTAACACCACAATAAATTAAATGGGATTAAGTACTCATGATAGAGTTTAACGAGTATATTATTGAGAGTTTAGATGAAGCCAAAACTATGGCACAGCGTCTAAAAATGAAACAATCATTTCGAAAGAATAAAGCAAAGATTAAGTTGGGCCGTAAGAAAGCCTCTCGTAAACTTGCAGACAAAGATACCTTGATGAAGCGTGCTCGTAAGCATGCACGTAATCTTTTGGTTAAGAAATTAACTAAGGGTAAGGATAAGTCTGAATTGTCTTTTGCGCAGCGCCAAAATATCGAAAAGCAAGTAGATAAAAAGAAAGGTGCTATCGACCGTATTGCTAAAAAGCTTCTTCCTAAGATTCGTCAGATGGATAAAGATAAGCTGAAGAAAAACAAAGGTTAATAGCATGTCAATGTTTAAGTCATTTAATGAATACCTTACGGAGGCATCGTCTGGCGTTGTCTTTACTTTCGGCCGGTTTAATCCGCCGACTGTGGGTCATGAGAAGTTATTAGACGTGTTAGCTAAATCCTCTAAGGGTGGTGATGTATATCGTATATACTCATCTCAGACTAACGATAAGAAAAAGAATCCTCTTGCATACGATGATAAAGTTAAGTTTATGCGGAAGATGTTTCCGAAGCATGCACGTAGCATTATCCATGATAAGGGTGTTAAAACGGCTATAGACGTCCTTGTCAAGCTGTATGAAGATGGATTCACTAAAGTATCAATGGTTGTTGGATCAGATCGTGTGAACGAATTTGATGCATTAACTAACAAGTACAATGGCGTTAAAGCTCGTCACGGTTTCTATAACTTTGAAGGTGGTGTAAACATCATCTCTGCAGGCGAACGTGATCCAGACTCTGAAGGCGTTTCAGGTATGTCTGCATCTAAGATGAGAGCCGCAGCAGAAGCAAATGATCTAGAATTGTTTAAGAAAGGACTGCCTAAGTCATTTAAAGATGATAAGAAGCTATTCAATGCCGTACGTTCAGGTATGGGTCTTAAAGAATCATATACATATAGAAAGCACATTCAACTAGAATCAGTATCTGAGTCCAGAGAAGATTACATTAATGGTAATTTATTTGCAATTGGCGACATGGTTGTTGTTAAGGAATCAGACGAAGTAGGTACAGTATCACACCTCGGATCTAACTACATTATATTAAAAACTAATGACGGAAGATCACTACGTAAGTGGATTGATACAGTGGAGAAAGTCGATGACTGATACAGTAGCTAATGCAGCACACAAGCGTCTAGATCGTATAGAAGAAAAGATAGACAAGTTAACGGATTTTATGGTGGCTATTGCACGAGTAGAAGAAAAGCAACTTGCTACTGAAGAAGAGATTAGACATATATTGAAACGTATGGAATACACTGAAGGTAAGATCGACCGTGTAGATATTAAATCAAATTCAAATGAAGTTAAAGTTGTTATCATATCCAGAATTTTCTGGGCTGTTATAATTGCAATTGTTGTTGGAGCCGTCACTATGAATAGTGCACCTAATCCAATTATAAAAACACCATTAAATCAATCCGCACCCAATGCGCAAGATAGAAATTAAGGAACCCACACATGAAGACATTCAAACAAATGATTGAAGCAGCAGATAAGGATGAAAAGGGCGATGGTGCAGAATACAAAGCATTCTTCGCTAAAGCATTAAAGAAGTTCGGAGCATCATCTATTGCTGATCTTAAAGGCGATAACAAGAAGAAGTTCTACGATTATGTAGACGCTAATTGGGAAGGTGATAACGAGAAAGACGAAGAAATGAGCATGTACAAGAAGTACGGCAAAGGTAAGAAAAAAGAATCAGTTAGTGAAGCTACTCATGAAAAATGGACTATTACTGTTAAGCAAAAGTTTAACGGTTTGAAGTTAAAAGATAGTGTAGAAGTAGTTGCTCGTGGAACTACTGAAGCGTTAAAGAAAGGTGCTAAGGCCCTTGGTGTTCCAGAAGCTTGGAAGCATGCCGGTGTATTAGACGTTAAAAAAGTAAAATAAGGAATACCAAAATGAATGCAAAATTTAAAAGAGCACCTGTTAACTGTAAACTAACTGAAGGCGGATTCGCTCATAAGGTTACAGGTGAATTGTTAATGTGTGGTAAGTTTACCAAAGCAGAATGTGATGAGTTTAATGGCGTAAAAGCTTCGAAAGCTAAAAAGTAATTACGGACTAAATTATGTCTCTATTTGATTCCCTTGATGCTAGTAACTTTGAATTGTTTGCAGGGAAATATTATAATAACCCGCAGTGTACATCTATAGAAGAGTTTCGAGAGGACCTTCTAAGATTCAAATATCTCAAGAAGTTATTCACGAGATATAATAAGAATCCAGATGATTTGCAGATTAGATTGATACTTAATCATATAATCGTATTATATAATGTTTTCGACGTTGAGTCGTGCACTGCCATGCTATTCCATAAAGTATCTAGTTCCTCATGGCCGGTTCTAGTTACTTTTATATCATTCTTGAACTATATGCCATACATACCGAACGTCGACGTTGAAGAAGACGAATACCTAAAAAACGAATTGAGTAAAATTTAATGAGCTTTTTATCTACTGCAGCAGATACAGTATACACATTTAGATTCCTAAAGCTTCTCGTGACACCTTGGGAAGATACACCTGCCTTTGGTTTAGGCATTATAGATAAGGAAGGAACTCCTTTACTTAAAGTTAAAGAATTAGACTCTGATCAGAAAGACGTATACACAATGTTTCATAGATTGGTATTTAAGATCAAGAGATTGATGAATAAAGTACCTGGTGGTAAATCTAAGATTGGTTCTTATGCAGCTGCATTGTGGCTAATTAAGGAAGAGACTAAGATGAATGAATCACAGATCCTTGAAGCGCTTGGTGATATTGATTTCGAACTAGAACTAGAAGATATCAATGAGTCTTATATCATTGGTGACAATCATGAATTGCTTCCTGGCGTATATACGTTAGTTAATAACATCATGCTACCATCTACTGGTGAAGAGATTGCAATGGCTGAATCAAAAGTTATTGC